AAGGTAAATCTTATATCTCCCGTCCAGCGACTTGTCGTGGGCCAGCAGGGAAAACGAATGTTCCACCAAAGCAATGTCCTCTTGGTGTTGCGCCCCGCCAAACCAACCAATCTTAAACAGGTGCGGTTCGGGTTCGGCGTTCGTGTCGGGGAGGTATTGCTGGTAAGCCTCGTAGGGTTCGTTGGGTAGGATGGTAACGGCCTTGTTGAGCAGGCGTATCTTCTGCGCCAAGTGTTCGGTGGTCGTGGTCACATGGTCGGCCAAGCGGATATGCTCACGGATTTGCTCATCCAACTTGGTGGACAAATAGTGTCGGTACATGATGTGCCCGCTTTCCAAAACCCAGTAGTCGTCCAAGTCCAAGATAACCTTCGCCCCAAAGGCCGTCAGAGCCTCGTAAACCTTCCGAATTTGGTCCAGCGTACCTTGACACCACAAGCGATTAAATAACCACACATCGACCGTCTTTAGGTCCTCGTCCTTGACATTGCCGATATTATCGACACACACATAATCGAACTCGGTGTAGTTGTCGCCCAAGTAGGCGTTGGGCATCTCCAGTCGGTAGAAGGAACACCCCGTCGGGTGGGCGTTGTAAACGATGCAAATTCTCATGCCCAAAGGTACAAAAAAAAGGGCCACCCCTTGCGAGATGGCCCAGACCACTAAACCATGCGGGGTATGAGGCCCGCAGGTCAAAGATACGCTACGACCCGCTGATTTGTGCGGTCGCTACCGTGAATTGAGATACCAAAACATTCAGCATCGGATTCGGCTCCATGCCCGATAGGGTCAACTCGTAGCCGCTCCTGTCGCCAAATGCAGTACCAGTCCCAGCAGTTCCAGCAGACACCTCCAAGCCATTGGCCGCACCGAGGAGCCAGTAGCGGTCGTTGTTGTCAAGGACGATTGCGTACACCCGATTTTGGGCCAACAGGCGCAACTCATTTCGGACGGTCGTCTGCAACTTGTTGATGGTGAAGGTCAGTTCGGGAGTGTAGAAAAGCGTTCCATTCTCAACCGATGCATTCAGCGTTTCGGTCATGGATGAAGTCGCTTTGGTCAAGTCGTATTCAAACCAAGTACCTGCAAGGGTTCCCGACACGGAGCCAGTCGTATTGGCGACCGTTCCCGTTGGGTTGAAGGCTTGGACAAAAATAGTTTTGATACCGCCAACGCTGTTGCGGCATCCGAGGGCGTAGCCCGTAGTTAGGGAGCAAGACATAGTGTATTTTTAGAGGGTTATGTTATACTAAAAAAGCGGGGGGAAGTTTCCCTCCCCCCTTACACTTAGGCCAATCTCCAGTCAACAATGAGGTCAGGGTAAGCGACTTGGACACCAACTTTGAAGGCGGCTTGGAAGCGGACTTCATCGTTGTCCTGCGAGTACCACAGGCTGAAGTTTTCCTCGTCGGAGAGCAGGTCGGTTCCGTAGAAGAAGTTACCGAGGTAACTGCAAACCATGCGGTTGTAACCAAGCAAGCCTGGGACTGCAACGACACGGACATTTGTGCCAGGGTAGATGATGTCACCATCGGCCAACCCTTGCAGGTCAACTTGGTTGTAAAGCACGCTGGCGGTCGACTTCAACGCTCCAATCAAGGTGCGGAAAGTGTCCCAACCGCAGAAGATAACCAAGTCGTTGCGGGTCAAGATGGCCTGCGGAATGCGGTTGTAGATGTTGTCAAAAATGCTGATAGCGTTGCCCGTGGTGATACCAGTAGAGGCAGACACGGCAGCGGTGTTACCCGATACGGTAGAACCCGATGCAGCGTTCAAGATTGTCAGCAAACCAGTCACCAAGGTGGAACCCGACCAAATAGCGTTCTCCAACGCTTCAGCGATGCGAAGGGCTTTCTGTTCGGAGAAAGCCTGCTCAAACGGAACGCCGTCGTAGGTAGAACCAGCGGTCAACTGCGACTGCATCCAGTATTGTTCCAGCGAACGAGGGCAAAGAGCCTCTTGAACTTTCATGGGTGCAACGGTGATATTCCTTTGTGTGAAGGTTGTGGTTCCTGCTGCGGTCCATCCGCAGGCAGTACCCGCAGCAAGGGCAGCATCCGTGTCCATCAAGTTGAGGGCAGCGGCTGACTTGATGCCCACCTGCTTGGTAAACAAGGAAGCGGTGCGGGCCGAGAATACGGCCTTGGTGATGAGCGGAAGCCGCTGCTGCTCGGTATAAGTAGTCAGCGGGGAAACGAATGAGTAACTCATGGTTTTGTTTTAAGGGGGTTAAGGATTAATTGGATTTTTTAAGATTCTGGATTGCTTGGGCGAGGGCGTTGAAGTTCTGCGTTGCGGCGGTCTTCCGTTGCTCCACAATAGCGGAGGCGGTTGGCTTGGGGGCTTCCGATGGGAGTTCGGCGACCTTCTCCACGATGTCGGTCATGGTTTCCATCTGCGAGGCAAATGCGGACATTTTCTCCTTCATTTTACCCATTTCAGCGTAGGCGGCCTTCAGTTCTTCCATGATGCTGACGAGGTGCTTCTTGACGATTTCCTCAACCATCAATGGGTCCACCATCGGATAGCCTTCGGCGATTTCACTCACCACTTCACCTGCAACTTCGGGGGTTATCTCAGCAGCAACGGCGACTTCCTCGGCGGGTTCTGGGGCTTCGGCTACAACGACTTCGGTGATTTTGCCACCTTCGGTCTTGATTGTACCAACGCCCTCGACTTGATGCTCTCCGTCAGGAGCGGGCAGGGTTTCGTCTTCGGTGATGACATAAACGGCTGTACCTGCAACGAGGTCGCCGTCCACTCGGACAACGGTTCCATCTACCAACTTGTAGTCGGCAAAGGATTGCTTTTGGGTTGTGAACTTGCGGAGTTCAGTCCGCAAAGTGTCAATGGCTGCTTTTAGGTTCATAGATTAAAGGGATTTGTAGGTTGGGTTGATATGTTGCAAAAAGTTGGTCAAATCGTCTGCGAGGCCAGCGAGTGCGACCTCAAGTTCCGTGCCTGTGTTCTTCATGCCAAAGAGGCCCTCCACGGAGAAACCCTTGAAGGCGTGGCGGTTCTCCCAAACTTCGTTGTTCTCCACTTTGAACGACCCGAACCAAGACCCGTCGGGGGTGTCCTCGTAGCCTTTCGGTGCAAGGATGCCACGCTCGGTGTCGGTGATGTAACTCTCGAACATGAAGACCCCATCGAGTTCAGCGTTGTGGTAGGCATTGACATTGTGCTGGTTTCCCTGCTTGAAGTACTTCTGCACGATTTTGCGGATGGTCGCCTTGTCAAATACGACATAGTACTCGCCGTAAGTGTCGTCCTTGCGGTAGATGGGCGTGTCTGCCAGCATCAGCGGTCCAGTCAGCACACGGCGTTCCCCCGTTTCGGCGAAGCGTTGCGGGGTCTTGGCGAAGGCTTGGAAGGGCTTTTCGATGGCGGGCATATCAACGAGGGCGACAAACTGCACGCCTTCGTCCACTTCGTCCACGGTCATTCGGTACACGGGAAGTTCCATGGTGGGATATGTAGCGGTTACCCCAATGTTGCAAATTCGGACAAGCGTCGCACCCTGCTGGTGGTCTGCTGGATGTCACGCTCCACGACATAGGCCCGCATGGGTTGCATTCCTTGGCCTTGGCCGTTCCCAAAGGATGATAGGTCGGTCGTGTTAGGGTTTGCGAAGATGGGGGGAGCAGCAGCCCCACCCGCTCCTGTTGGCATCGGTCCAGCAGGTGAAGGCGCACCGCCTCCTTCCCCGCCGCTTGTGATAGCCCTGCCTGCTTGAATGCCCGCCGCCGTGATGGACGCAATGCGCAAGCCTGCACGAATCTTGGCCATAGTGTTAAACGCTTTCAGTTGTGCAATGCCCGCCGCTCCCGCCGTCACGACATTCGCAGGGTTGGCCGCCGCCATGACCGCATTGGCCGCCATTTCTTTGTTTAGGTTTACGATCACATTGGCAATCGCTGCACCTTTCTCAACCGCCAAGGCCGCAATGGCCAAGCCTTTGTTCTCGTTACCAAATGCGGCGAGCGTCTGCCCGATCGCGGCAAGCGAATCAAAAGTCACCTGCTCCTTGTAATCCGCAACCGCTTTCTCAATGTTCTTGCGTTCTTCGGCGTTCTTGCGGTCGTGTTCAAGGATGGCATCGCTTTCGGCAAAGTAGGCTTCGGCAAATGCGTTAAAGTCAGCGGTCTGCTGGTCCAATAACGCTTTCTCGTAGGCCACCGAATCGGCCTCCGCTTGGAGTTCAGCAGCGGCAAGGATGGCGAGGCGTTCGTTCTCTGCGATCCGATCTGCAATGGCTTTGTCACGAGCGGCTTTGCGTTTAGCGTCAGCAGCGATGAGGCCGTCGGTGTGGGCTTCGTATGCGCTGCGGTATTTCTCCAACTGCACCTCTTGATCCTTCAACGCCTGCGCCTGCTCCGCTGCCCGTTGTTTTGGGTCGGGTAGGTTCAAGTATCGACGGACCGCTGCGGTGAGGTCATCCCACTTGGCTATCAATAGCCCGATGGCTGCGACTGCTGCACCGATACCCGTTGCAAGGAGGGCGATGCGGAACGCCTTCATCGCTCCCGTGCTGGTTCCCACCGCCACGGCGTAGAGTGCCTGCGCCGCTGCTTGGCCTTGGGTTATCAAGATGGAATCCTTGTTCAGCAGGTTGGCCACCTGTTGCACCCCGTTAGCGAGGGCCATGGCCGCTTGGACTTTGACCAAGGACTTTTGGAGTTCTTCTTCCTCCGCTCCGAATAGTGCCGCTGCACCCTGGGCGATTTGGAAGCCAGCAGTAATACCTTGGATGGCCCCGACGAAGGTGTCAATGGTTCGGGTGTCCGATGCGAGGTTTTTGATTCGCTCCTGCGTGTCCCCGATTTGGTCCTTGAGCCGTCCCGCTTCTTTCTCCATCTCACGGAATGCCTTCGTTCCGTCTTGGCCTGCAAGGGCCATGTCCGCAAGGGTCTTCTGCAATTCCCGCAGGCGGGTC